ATACCGAACTATCCGCAGTGAACTCTATCTTGGGTAGCATTGGTCAATCACCAATAACATCTCTTACAGATAACGCATTACAAAATCCAGAGATTGCATTTATAAAAAATATCTTAGATGAAACAAATAAAAATGTACAAAGTGAAGGCTGGCATTTTAATAAAGAAGATCATATACAAAGATCTCCTGATGCAAATGGTAATTACCTAATTCCTGTTGACTATCTAAGGTTTGATGTATCTGATGGATTGTATGACAGAACTAGAGATGTAGTAAGAAGAAATGGAAAACTATATGACAACGTAGAACACACTGATATTTTTACTGGCGACTTATATTTTGACGTAACTTACTTACGAGCTTTTACAGATGTACCTCCAACATTACAGAGATACATAATTGCTAGAGCATCAGTAAGAGCAGCAACACAATTAGTTTCTAATCCAGATTTAGTCAAACTTTTACAACTAGAAGAAGCACAGACTAAAGCTGCTGCATTGGAGTACGACTGTGAGCAAGGAGATCATACTTTCTTTGGTTTTCCACATGACAGTAACTACAGATCTTATCAACCTTACAAAGCACTTATTAGATGATGACAGGACTTATAAACTTATTACTAGTAGCAGTCATGTGGGTACAAGTTCCACAATGGGCTGATGACTGGGAAAAGTGTGCAGTAGATGTACCAGACGCAGCGTGTCATTGGTATGTTGCAAACGCAGATAATACATTTGGTGAAGGTTTCGATTGGGAAACAGCACCTTGGTACAACGCAGAAGGACTAAATGATATAGCACCTATACAAAAACAAACAGTAGTACAAAAATTACAGGATATTGGTTAATGGCAAATATTACACAAACTATTCCAGCGTTAACGGCTGGCATTTCACAACAACCTGACGAGCAAAAGATTCCCGGTCAGGTGAAAGACATGGTGAACGCTATACCTGACGTTACACAAGGATTATTAAAAAGACCTGCTGGAAAGTTTGTGGCATCTTTTTCTGATGGTACAAATAATTCAACAGCAGATGGTAAATGGTTTCATTACTATCGTGATGAGAACGAACAATACATAGGACAAATAGCACGCAATGGTGCTGTTAAAATGTGGGATTGTTTAACAGGAGCAGAAAAAACAGTTGTTAATGCAATAGGAAATAATACATATTTAACTCACACTGATGACGAAGATATACAGACACTAACTCTGAATGATTTTACTTATATAAACAACAGATCTATTACTACTGAAATGGATACGACAATAGAACCTATTGGAGATTTTCAGAAAGAAATTTTTGTTGAGTTAAAAAGTATTAGTTATGCAAAACAGTATGCGTTAAACGTTTTTGACAATACCAACACCTCTACAGTTAATACTGTTACTCGTATCAGTGTAGATTTACAAAAATCTAGTAATAACTATTGTGCTTCTAATGGCACTATGGTTGCTAGAAACTCACGAGCTGGTCAATCGACTAGATGTTCCAGTGCTGCTGGTGATAGTAGAGATGCTTTTGCACCTAACGTAGGAACAAGAATTTTTAGTGTTAGTGATGGTAGTTCACTTACAGATGATGCAGTTTCTGGCTCTCATACTTACTCAGTTGACGTTAAAAATTCTAGTGGTAACTCAGTTAACAGAGGAACAAATTTATATTTTCGTATAGCTACAACTGGACAGTCAGTACCTTTTACAGAAGGATCTGGTAGTAGTCAGACAACTACATATCAGGCTAGATATACAACTACACATGATTTACTTCATGGTGGAGAGGGTTGGCAACAAGGAGATAATTTTACAGTATTTATGAAAGATGCTATTTATAAAGTTACTGTTGATTCTATAAGTACATCCGTAGTTCAAGCCAACCTATCGCTAGTCAGACCACAACCAACTCCCTTTGATACAGAGACAACTATTACTGCTGAAAGTATTCTCGGTGATATAAGAACTCAGCTACTAGCTAGTGGTAACTTTTCTGCCTCTGATATAAGTCAGATTGGTACAGGTTTACATATAAAAAGAAGTAGCATATTTAACGCCTCTACTCCTGTAGGAGAGCTATTAAATGTTGTTGCTGGTAAAGTTAACGATGTAGGTGATTTACCTTCTCAGTGTAAGCACGGGATGGTTGTAGAAGTAATTAATAGTGCTGCTGAAGAAGATAATTATTTTGTTAAATTCTTTGGTAACAATGACAAAGATGGTGAGGGTACATGGGAAGAATGTGCTAAACCCGGAAGAAAGATAAGGCTTAAAAAATCTACAATGCCTATTCTTCTCATAAGAACTGCTGATGGTAATTTTAGATTATCTGAATTAAATGGATCTACATATACAATTTCAGGTACTTCTTATTCAGTTCCACAATGGGATGATGCTTTAGTTGGTGATGATGTAACTAATCCTGAACCTTCATTCATAGGTAAGAACGTTAACAAACTGCTGTTTTTTAGAAACAGATTTGCAATACTTGCTGATGAAAATATTGTTATGTCTCGTCCCGGAGACTTTACTAACTTCTTTGCTAAATCAGCTATACAGCTAATTGCTAGTGATCCTATAGATATATCAGCTAGTTCAGAATATCCAGCAATATTATTTGATGGCATACAAACTAATACAGGTTTAGTTTTGTTCAGTAAAAATCAACAGTTTATGTTGACAACTGATAGTGATGTATTTAGTCCTACAACAGCTAAGATAAATTCTCTTTCTACCTACAACTTCAATTTTGCTACAAACCCTATTTCTCTTGGAACTACATTAGGTTTCTTAGACAATGCCGGTAAGTTTTCAAGATTCTTTGAGATGGCACAAGTACAACGAGAAGGTGAACCACAGCTTATAGAACAGAGTGCAGTTGTTTCTAAGTTATTTGAAAAAGATTTAAAACTTATATCTAACTCTAGAGAAAACTCAGTTATTTTCTTTAGTGAAGAAGGTACAAATACTTTGTATGGCTATAGATACTTTGACCAAATACAAGAAAGAAAACTAGCATCTTGGTTTAAGTGGACACTTACTGGAACTATTCAATATCACTGTATGCAAGATGATTTCTTGTATGTAGTTGTACGTAATAACAATAAAGATCAGCTACTGAAATATGCAATCAAGATGGATTCTAATACCTTTGCTATAGCAGAGAACAGAGTACACCTAGATCATTTGATGTCAGTAAGTGGTTGGAGTTATAACGCAACTACTGGTAAATCTACAAAAACCAAACCAACTGGATTAGAAAGTACAAGTCAACTGGCAGCCTATGATGTAGATGCTGGTAATAACTTAGGTAGATATGGTCTGATTACTATCAACGGAAGTAATTTAGAACTAGATGGTGATTGGTCTGGAGAGACATTCCTTATAGGTTATCAATACACTATGGAAGTCAAGCTTCCTACTATTTACTACCTAACTCAAAGCGGTCAAAATTGGAGAGCTGACACTAGAGCTAATACTATTTTACATAGAGTCAAGTTTGGTTTTGGTCCAATAGGTTTATATGAAACTACCTTAAGTAGAGCAGGAAGGACTGACTATACAGAAGTATTTGAAGTAACAGGTGCTGACCAATACTCAGCTAACACAGGAGCAATTGTTGATGACAACGTTTTAAGAACAGTTCCTATTTACGACAGAAATATTAACGCAGGATTAACTATAAAATCCACACACCCAGCTCCAGCGACAATCCACAACATGACGTGGGAAGGAGTATATACAACAAATAATTATCAGCGTGTCTAAATACATACACCCAGCAACATTAGAGGCTGCACTTAGTGTGGCTTCTAATCTTTTACCCGATGACTATCGGGAGGTTACAGAAGGTCATGGACATGACCCTTTAAATGCTTTAGTCGTAGGTTTTAATAACTGCGACTCAGTTTATTTTGAAGTGCCAAATGGCGAGATAGCAGGCATGGCAGGAGTCCATAATGGTGGACAAATCTGGATGCTTTGCACCCCAGCTATCTACGACTATCCTCATACCTTTGCTAGAGAAGCAAAACGGTATGTGAATGCAAGAAAAGAAAAGTTACTGTGGAACATTGTTGACGAAAGAAACAAAGTCCATATCAAGTTACTTAGGTTCTTAGGTTTTAAATTTCTTAGGAAATTAACTTACGGACCAAACAATTTATCCTTTATAGAATTTTGCCGTGTGCAGTCCAGCAGCAATCGGACCAGCGATAGGAGCAATAGGCTCCGCTCAAGCAGCGTCCCAAGCGAACAAAGAAAAACGTAGAATCTACGAGCATCAACTTAAGGTAAGAGAACGTAAGTTTATGCAAAGACGAACTACTTATGCAAGTAAGATAGTTCAATTCGAGCAAGAAGTTGACCAAGCAAATATTGCAGCTCAACGAGCTTACTCAAGAACACAAAGACAATTAAATAATGCAAAGTCTCTAGCAATACTTGAGAATCAGGAAGATTTTAAAAAGATGTTAGCTAACGAAGGTTTAATCGCAGCTAAAGCAGCCGAGCGAGGTGTAAGAGGTGCAAGCGTAGCTAGACAATTAGTTATGAACAAAGGTAACTTTGGTATTAGTCAAAGACTAAGATCCAGAGGATTAGCCCAAGCTGGTTATCAAGCTAAAGATGTTATGGGTGATGTCAATAGACAACTAAAAGGACAACTAAATAGATCTTTTGGAAAGGTAGCTATTCAGCCTATAGCTGACTTAGCACCACCTCCTCCAGTAATGCAGAACGTTGGTATGACATTCATGCTTGGCATGGGTCAGGCGTTAGCTGCTGGTATAGGTGGTATGGATAGTAAAGGTGATGGTTTAAGCAACACAACGGGTGGAGATTCAACAACAACAGGTGGTGTAAGCACTGGTTCAATCGACTATGGAAATACATTCCCATCAGGAAGTTTTGGATATGGTAGTGCAGGGACTCGTTCAGGACTTGCTAATAACAGACAACTTTATTTATAAATAGTTATGATTCCTAATTATCAAATAACTGGGCAGTCAGTAACTCCTCAAGAAGTACTTGATGTTATCCCAGAACAAGAGGCATCTGATAGAGCTATACAAGCGTCAGAGGAAAGATACCTACAGCAGTTAGAAAAGAACTCTGCTGATAGAGTTAGAAACACTGAGAAAATGTATGAGGGTTTAGCTTCTCTTTCATCTACTATCGGTGGAATAATAAAACAAAAACAAGACAAACATAGATCAGACAGAGAAGCACAAATAGCTTTAGACATACTTACTAGAGGCGTAAGCCCAGAACTAGAAGCAAGATTTAGAGGAGAAAGATCACAATTATTTGACGATGATATTGCTACTCAAGAATTTGCATCTAAATACGAAGCCGAAACCGGTGACTCTATCACCGCTCAAGAATTTCGTAATATGGCTGGCTGGGAAAAGTATATGGTTGCAGAACAATATGCTTTACAGAAAGCTAAAGACTACGACCAGTATGTTTATGATGCTTATGAAACAACAAAGATAGATGTTATAAGAGATGGTCAACAAGTTTCTGTTGGTCACATGGATAATCTATCTCCCTCTGAACAAGCAGCATTAGACACAAAGATTAAGTTTGAATATGCAAGACAGTTTGCAGGATTAAACGAAGCACTTGTAGCTACTATTGTTAAACCAGAGATAGATAAGTTTGATGAGGCTAGACGTAAGAAACAAGCTGTAGAAAGAGAAGCAAACTACCAAAGAGAAGTAGCAGCTTCTGACAGTAGAATGATACAAACTGGGTTTGTTACTGCTGACCCACAAGATGGACACCAGCTTGCACATGACTGGGCAGCTAGATATGCAGCTAGAAATAGAACTTCTATCTCCGCAGGAAGAGCAGCATTTAAGGAAAACTTAATTAATTTAGTTAGTCAGGATGTAATAAAATACACTGATGCTATGTCTATAGTCAATCACGAAATAACAGCTCGTGATGGTTCTATTAAGACTATGGGTTCATGGAAAGAGTGGAGTGGTTTAGAAGGTGAATTAGCAGATGCTGCACATCAAGGTTCACAAGCTAGAGCAGAAAGAAAAGAAGCAAATATATCTGCTGATTTAGAAGTTATAAAAAGTATGCAAGCTCCTACTAACGAGCAAAAAGCACAAATGTATGCGTTTTACAAAGATAAGTATGACGGATATGTACCTATAGAATTATCAGATGCGTTAAAAGGTCACTTACCAGACGATGTTGCAGAAGATATGATTGCACAATCTATACGCTTTCAAGGTGGTGTGTATGATTTTGAGATGGAAAATGTAAGTACTGAAGTTTTTAATAAATACAAAGATAAAATACTTACTTCAGGTGCAC